TTCAATCCGATCAAGCCGCTCTAGGATCGCGTCAACTTGGCTCTTGGTCATTCGGGATCAGCGGGAACTTCAGGCTCTGCCTCTGGTTCTGGCTCTGGCGCGAACACAGGCTCAACATAGTCCGCACGGATGACCAACTTAGATCCATCCCAGCGGTACTTCTGAAAAGCGTGAGTTCTGAAGTCGGCTGGCGGGTTAGCGACGAGCGTCGCACCTGCGAGTTCAACTTCGCCCCAAGTCGTGATATTGCCGCTTTCGTCAAATCGGATATACATATTCTCTCCTTACGCGAGTGTGATCTTGGTTGCGGTAATGACCGCAGTTCCACCGCTAGTCAATGATTGTGGTGGAACAGCCGCAATAGTCAACTGATTCCAAAGGTTAGCATCGTAGCCAGGAGCGACATATGCGACTACAGGTTGTGTGCCTGAAGCGATGAATGAGATACCTCCAGCGAGAAGTGCTCCGTCTCCGCTCAATGGTACTCCAGATCCTCCGCCACCAATACCAATCACCATAGTTCGTTCAAATCCGCTGACTCCCGTTAGCGTGATGAGTCTGTTGGCAGTTGATCCTGCATCCAGCGTAATCTTCGCGTAGCCTGCAAGATCCCAACGATACGGAGTGCCACCTCCTGACATACCGAAAATAAATGTTGCACTTCCTGATCCAGCCAACTGCATATAATTGTCGTAACTAGTGGGTATTTTTAGCGCAGTACCAAAAGGCAATGCCATACCGTCATACGAAGCGATGACGCGCAGCCGACCGTTGTTGTCAAAAGTAAAGCCAGTTGTTGGGTCAAAGGCACCGTTATACGGAGAGCCTACGGCTCCAGACACGAGAACTGTATTGCCAGAAACGCCTGATCGCAGTGAGGACTGAAGAGTGTTGGTGATCGTGCGATCTGCGAATACAATCCCGTGACGATTTGTGATCATCACTTTGCTCTCACTTTCAAGCCAAAGCGCGAACTGAGAACGACCAACCACAGGGAAGTTATATCCGTCTTTCAGATTGCCATAACTGATGGTGGTTGGGTAATCTGCTGTGGCGACTGCGCTAATGCTCGCGCTTCCCACGGCGTAGGTCACATAGCGCGCCGTTGTATTATTTGCGCCCCAGGCGTGAATCGTGCCATCTGTTGCAGCGGTGGAAGAAGGAACAAATACGATTGTGCTTACATACGCGCCTGCGCCTGTGGTGGCTGATCCAAATGGTGCAGAATACGCAACGCCACTTGAATCGTTCACAATCCACACGGAAGCGATTTGCGTCGTGCCAGCGTTGCTGAACACGGAAACATCTCTAAGATCTCCGCCATACCAAATCCCAGGTCCAGGTGCCCATTGCGGCTGCGCGTTAGACAATGCAGCGGCGTTTTCCAACTCAAACGGACCGCCGTCTGCAAGACCACCAGACGCGATCGCACCTTGAAACAGAAGCGTGTTCCACGAGTTGGTTAGCGTCGTTGTGAACTTGCGAAGCGTCACGCTGAGTGTAGTGCCAGTCTTGCTCTGTTCGCGCAGAACAAATCCAGGAGCAGTAGCGGTGGCAAAACCATTTGCGCCTGGAATCATCCACGCTGTTCCAGCCACTGAGTTTGTGATCGTGTTCGCCGTGGAGTACGCAGTTCCAGCCAATCCATAGACTCCAACCCAGTGCCCAGCGGTTAGGTTTGCAGTTGGGCGGTCAACGGCGACGATGACACTCCCGCTTGAGGTTGTGACACCCCAGTGTTGATTGGCATTAGGACTCGCTTGATATGCAACTGCGCTACCGCCAGCGTTTGTCGCGGTGCTGAATGCTGCGGTTCCGCTAATGTAAGAGAACGCGCCCGCACTAGCGACCGTCGTAAACGAAGCGCCGCCAGCGCCGTCTGCCGCGAGCACCTGACCATTGGTTGCGCCTGTAGAAGCAATCGCGCTGCCTTCAACCTTCTTGCCGTTCTCGGACGCGCCAGTATGCGTATGCCCTGTGCTGACATTCAGCACATCGTCGCGAAGATTGTTGTATTGCGAGGCAAGTGCCGCGCTGCCTGCCGTTACGGTACCGCTGTTTGGCATTTGTGCCTCCTTCTAGGCTGTTGTGGTCAGTGCCCAACTGACCGTGAGGATGGTGTTCGGTTCTTTATAGATCCCAGATCCGGCTCCGTAGCCCGTGATCGCCAAGAGGTTGGCGTCGGCATCCCGTAGCCCGAAGATGTAGAAGGTCTCGCCGACCGCCGTATTCAGCCCCCAAGTGGCCGTCGAGGTGACCGTGCGGGTCACGCGGCTCGGGGTCGCCGTCTGCGTGTCGTAGACCGCAGGCACGGAGGATGCCGACGAGGTGAGGTCGTTGTTGCCATTCACCACGAAGGCGTTGTCAATGTAGGCGGTCGCCGTGCCAGCCGTGCCAGCCACGAGGTTGAGGCCGATCCCAGTCACGGCGCTCCACGATGGCGCGCCGCCCGTCACATTGAAGGACGAGATCGGGATGCGGCAGATCTTCCAGGTCGCATCGGCGAAGGCGCCGAGCGCCGACTCGATGCTAGCGATCGTGATGCCGTAGTAGTTGGAGGCGTTGCCGCCAGTGAAGATCCGCAGTTCGGTGCTGGACTTGTTTACATTGGCGAGCGTCGTGAATCGCAGGCTCAACTCAATGCTAGAGCCGGTGACCGCCGTGGACGAGGTGACCGTCGTAGCGTCGTAGACATACTGCGTGCCAGAGGCGGCTGCCTCGATCTTGAAGGCTCCAGCGCCCTGACGGTAGATGGTCGTCTCAAGGGTCGCGGTGCCAGTAAAGCCCGCCGTGGAGTCAAAGTCGTAGATGCGCGTGCCGCCAGATGATGACTGAATATCGGCACAGGTGATCGTGCCAGCCTCTCCAGCCAGTTTGGCTGCGAGTCGCGTCGCGCCCACGAGCGTGAAGGTGTTGTTCTTCACCTGCTCCGAGACGAGCGTCCCGTCGGGTCGCATTAGTCGTACCGTGACGACGCCAGTTGGCTTCCAAATAGAATCAAGCATTCATCAACCCCACGGATTCACATCCCAGTACCCGGAATCCCAGGTCAGGACTTGGATTACGGTTGTTGTCATTGTATCGGTGACGGCTCCCACAGAGTCGCCGACTTGTGATGGCGAGGGTAGCGGCCCCCAGAGCGAGTTATCCCAAGTGAGTGCGTTCTTTTCAGGATCGCCAGTTGGCGCCCAGTACCACGGCCCCTCGTTAGACGCCGTTGATACGCTATCTGTGAGCGCTGGAACAATGTCGCCAAACTGCAACTGCAGCGGCCCAGGCAGCGCGGGGAGACCCTCGATGCTGCACTCGTAGCCACTCTGCGCGTTGAAGCGCCAGTTGATGTTCGCGACCTGCTGCAGATAGGTCTTGTTCTTTACCGTGTCAATGACGCCGAACACCTCGCCCGCCTTGAGCGGCACGCCCGGCGCGGAGTCTAGAGTGACCTGCACGCGCCGCACGCTGCGGAAGTAGAGCAGGTCGAGCGCGCGTAGATATGCGGCATCCGTGCTCGGCAGATACGGATTCTTGAGTTGGAGTGGCAGGATCTGCCCGCCCAGCAACTCTTGGCCGTCAATGTCGTCTGCCTGTGTCGCGTAGAGCGAGGAGAGGCGGGCAGGCTTGCCGATCAGGGTAAAGCCGGTGACATAGACCGCCGCCGTCCCAGCGAGGTTCTTGAAGGTGACGCTCGCGCGATTGCCATCGCCAGTGGCGGTGCCGCCGACCTCAAGTTGGTAGTAGAGGTTGCCGTCCAGCGTCGCGAGGCTAGTGGGGCTGCCCTGCACCATCGGAATCGCTGTTCCGCCTGTTGGCGCAGATGCAGCCGTAGAGACGCTCGGGTTGTTGCCCGCAGCCGTCCCCACAGACGCCCAAGTCACGGGCGTATAGTCAATCCAGCGCGTCTTATCCTGTGCCTCGATGCTCAGGGTGATCTCGCCAGGCACATAGAAGCCGTTGGCAGATCCTGCAGCCGGAACCGTGATCGGCGTCGTGATCTCAAAGACCGTCTCATTGGCGACGGCAGAGGCGCGATCCTCGTACTCAAGCAGCGCGCGGTTGATCGCGTTGTCCGTATTGCGAAGGATGCTGATCTCAAATGGATAAGAATCCTTATCAAATGTGATCAGCGGGCTGCGGAGCGCGTCTGTCTGCGTCGTGCGATCGTTGAAGGTGAGCACGCCATCCTCGTCTACGAAGATGCGGCCACCCTCCGCGATCGCGAGCAGTCCGAGTTCATTGCCTAGTGGCTGCCCAGTCGAGGCGGCGAACTGTGCCGTGCCGAAGGCGGTGCCGGCGGTCGTATAGGATGCCGTGCCAAGTCCAGCCTTGCTCGCATAGGCTGCGAAGATGGTATCCATCGTCACATTGACGCGAGGGCCGTAGTAGGTTGGCGTGTTGGCGAAGCGCGCAGAGATGTCGAGGAGGCGGATCTGCGCGACTCTGCCCTGCTCTTTAGGCACGAGCGAGCGCACGATGTAAACGCCCAGTTGCCGCGTCTGCGCGGAGCCGTTGTAGTAATAGCCGAGGCTGACGCGCGCCTCTGTCGTGAGGAAGGCGCCCTGCAGGTACTGCCAGATCGGGCTGCTCTCGTTCTCGGCGCTGAATCGCTGATTCAGGTTGTCGAGCGTGATATTCACTTCGCCAGGCTGGAGGGCACCCGTATCAGGGTTGAACGACTCCACGCCGGTGGCGTCTAGAACATAGCCAGTCTCGTCGTCAAATACGCCATCGCCATCCCAGTCAATCTCTAGCCTGAGAACGGGGCGTTGCTGCTTATCGGCGATCGCGGCGATCAGGTTTGCGCTTAGTGCCACGGTCGCCTCCTAAGTTGTGCGGGCGTCAACCTCAACGAGCGAGATCTGGAAGTCTCCCTTTGTGATATCAGGGTAGACCGTGACCAGATCGCTGATTGAGTCAATGCGGACGATCACGCCAGACTGCGCCTCTGTCCACGGGCCGCCAGCCCAAGTCAGGGTCGTCGTTTGCTGATTGCTGACATTCGCCCAGTAAAGCGCGACGATCGCATCGTAGGTGGTGATGTTCTCGTACTCAAAGGCGAGCGTATAGCCGTATCGGTATCCGACAGACCAAGAGCGGATAGAGCCGTTGACGGTGAGCCGGCTGCCGCCTACCGTGCTGAACTCCAACTTGTTGGCGCTGGATCGCACAGGATATGGCAGCGTGATGGTCGTCGCGCCAGACGAGAGGGTCGGCTGACTCACGCTCATCGAGCACCTCCGAGCACTGTGCCTCGGCGCTTGGCCTCGTCATTGAGGGCGCCATAGACGCGGCGGGCGAACTCTCGGGCATCGTCTGCCGATCCCAAGAAGGCTCCAGCCTGCACGGTAATATTGACCTGACCGCCGAGCGCATTGTTCGGCACGATGTTGCCTGAGCGTGATGGGACGAATAGTTCTGGCCCCTTCTCGCCCACGATGTACGGCTCACCGCCGTTTACAGGGCCACCGGCTGCGCGACCGCGTTCTCTCGTCGTGCGCGTTCCACCGCCACCGCCGCCGCGTGGCAAGAAGCCGCCGACAAATGGCAGGTTGTTGGCGAGGTTGATGAGCGTCTGCACAACGCGGATCGCGCCTTCAACGAGTCCGATGAAGAATCGGATCGGCGCGGTGATGAACTCAAAGACCTTGCCGATCGCGTTCAGCGCGATGGCGAGTGGCCCCTTGCCGTTATCCCAGAGGATCTTGGCGAGATTGCTGACGACCGTGACGGCAAGTCCGAAGGCTCGCACGATGTTGGTGCCGATAAACAGCGCCAGATCGAGCACTACCTTGATGAGCGGCTGTAGCGCCTTGAACAGCGTGTCTACGGCTTGGCGTACCGGGGTGATGTTGTTGTAGGCGACAATGAGTCCAGCCACGAGTGCGGCGATCGCCGCTACTACAAGGACGATCGGATTCAGGGCGAGGATGGCGTTGAAGATGCCCATCGCAGTCGCGGCGAGTCGAGTCGCCATCGCTGCGGTATTTACGACGACCGTGAAGGCGGTATACGCAGCGGCTGCGGCGATGAACAGCCCCGTGTTCTCACCAATAAAGCCGCCCAGCGTAGTGAGCGCGCCGACGAGCGTGCCGAGGATCGCACCGCCCACGGCGATGACGACTGGCAGCACCTGCGTGACCATCGTAGTGATGAATGGTCGCAACTTATCAACGGCCTGCGTAAACGCCTGAGCAAAGGCGATGCCGAACTCTTTGATCCGAGGCATAATCTCGTCACGGAATGTGGTGAGCACCTCTGCCAAGATCGGCAGTACGACGCGCCCGATATCCTCAACGATGTTGTCAATGGCGATCTGGATGCTCTCCATCGCGCCCTGCGTCGTCTGTCCATAGGCTTCGGCTTGTCCGGCTGCGGCCTTCTGAATCATCGCCAGAGCCTGCGTCGCCGTCGTGCCCTTCTCAACCGTGAACCCGTAGCGGCTCAGGATGGAGGTGTTGCCGCTGAATACCTTGCCCACAAGGTCAGAGGCCGTAGAGAGGTCAACTCCGCGCAGGCGAGCGAAGTCCATCGCGATCGCCTGCAGTTCAATCGCCTTGCTTACATCCTTCGTGCGTGGCACGAGGCGTGAGAGCGAATCGCGCAGCGCGTCATCGCTGAAGGCAAGGTTCTGCCGCGCCTCGATTGCGGCGTCCATCTCCTTCGTCTGGGCATCGGTGATCTTGGTGTTTGCAGAGATCGTGGCATTGAGCCGCGCGATCGAGGCATCCTCCTCGGCGGCTGCCTTCGCAGCGGCGAACATCGCCCCGCCCACGGCCACTGCAGCGGCGCCGGCAATGGCGAAGCCCTTAGCGGCTGCGGCAAATGGCGCGTTGAGGCTGCCTGCGGTCTTTTCTAGGCTGCGCGCGGTCTTGTTGAGTTCGCGCATCCCCTTTGACGCAGAGTCCTTGAGGATGAAGGCGAGTGTCGTCGTTCGTTCAGCCACGCTTACCCGCCTTTCTCGTCGTCACAGACGATTCAATCCGCATAAACTCCAAGCCACGCAGCACCCACTCGCCAGGAGCCTCGTCCAGTTCCCACGGCGCGATGCCCCATCGCTGAGCGAGCGCATCGAGCGCGTACTCTAGCGGTACAGGAGCCTTCGCGTCAGGGTTTATCGCTGTTCTGGCGAGGGCTGTACGGAGTTGCTGCCCTGATCTTTTGGGAGTGTTAGTTCTTCAATCCAGTCGCGCATTCTCGTCGCGATGACGATCATAGCGCTCAGTGGGAGTTCATCAAGACTATCCACGCCGAGGTTGTGCGATGAGATGAGCGAAAGCAGTCGATCGGTGCTCTCGTCCTCAGTCGCGTCTGCAGCGCGGATAGCCTTGATCTCGCCCCAAGTAAACTCTCGCACCTCTACCCAGTGACCCTCAAGGTCGCCGGTTAGCGCGAGTTTAGTGGTTTTCGCCTTTAGCATTTAGCCTCCTTGTCCTGCTTAGGAGATCGTTGCGAGGTTGTTCTTCACCGTGATGGAGAAGTCCGTGCTCGCTGACGAGTCCACGATTCCGCGATAGGCGATGTTCGCCACGATGACGCCATCAACCTCTGCGATCTCGTGCGTGTCTGCCACGCCGTAGAAGTCGAGTGTGAACTCATAGTTGCCTACGCCGAGCGTTGGCCCAGTCACCGCGATGCGGATCTTGCGCTCACTCTTGAGCAGGAACTTGTCGAGTTCGTTGCGATTCGTGAAGTAGCGAACGATCTCGAGTCGCGCCTGTCGCGCGACCGGTGCGACCGTATCCACGGCTGCCGAAGTGCCGTCAAGCGCATCGCGTCGGACGAGGCCGCGCGTGAGCGTGAAGGTCGCCTCTTGCACCGAAGTATCGGCGGTCGAGCCGATTGTCGTCGCGTCAATGTAGACGGCTGCGTCTACGCCGAGCACGCTGACCTGTGTGGTATCAGATGGGCTGGCGCTGTATGCCGTGCCCAGGGCGACCGTGCCGGCTGCGATCGTCGTCGCAGAGAAGGTGACCGCTTCGTCCTTCACATAGGTGATGCTCAGTTCGTCTGTCGCGCACCCTGCAAGCAGGTATGTCGGGACGACGGTGCCGCCATCAGCCCAGCCCCACTCTGCCGTGAAGGTCTTTGGCGCGTTAGCGGTGCCGCTGTTTGGCGTGTATGCCCAAGTGTATGGGGCTGCCGTACCCGAGGCGGATACGCCGCCCTTGACGGCGGTCTCTAGCCAGAACGGGATCTGGTTGTAGAGCACTGGCCCAGCGACATTGAGACCATTGCGCTCAATGCCAGGGTTGATCTCGTATGTCTCAAAGTAGTTGCCGCGAAGCGTCGTGTTCGCGATGCTCGTGACTTCCTGTGAAGGAGTCGCCTCGTTCACATAGAGCACTCGCGTAGCGGTGGCAGCGGAACCAGCCGTTGATTCAATCGCTCCCACGAGTTTCAATAACTGGTTGACTGCCATTTGTTTCTCCTTATGCTGCTTCTACCGAGTTCAGGCTGTTCGCCCGCTCGATGTATTTGCCGAGAACTTCGTCAGCCGCCTGCTGACCCGCTTCTTGTGCCGTCTGCGTGGACGGAGTGACGAACGGCTTTGCCTGCCCGCCAGGGTGCTGCACGAGTTCAGAGAATCCAAACGCGAGCCGTAGCGCGCCCGTATCCCGAGGTCGCACGAGATGCGACTTCGTACCGTACTCAATCAGGTGCCTATGGTTGCTCCCTTTGCCCATCGCCGCCGCGATCACGCCTATCGTGCCAGGCTGCCTGCGAATCTTCTTCGCGTTGATGGACTTGTAGAGGTTGCCGGTCTTTCGTCCGACGCCCTGCGTGATATAGAACTGCTGGATGACGCCGCGCATCGCCTTACCAGCGGCGTCGCGCATCTGCTCTAGCAGTTTCTCAACTGGCCCTTCGTAGAACTGCGAGGCGTAGCGCTCGGTGAACTCTGTCTCGTACTTGAGGCTGAATGAGGTCTGCGCCATTACGGTGCGATCGTTCCCAAGACTTCGCGTGTCGTCACTTCCACCTGCATCTCGATCACGGCGAACATCTCGCCGCCGTATTCCGATTCTCCCATACGAATGTCCGGCACGAGTGCGCGAACTACCACAGTCGGAAGTCCAAGTTCCATCTTTGACACGACCTGCTCGACGAGCACATCGCGCCAGAGATAGAGCGCCTTCACATTGCGATCGGTGCCAGCCGCCTTCGCGATATAGAAGCGCACAGGGAAGCGGTGGATCTGTCGCACGAGGCGATTAGGGCCGTATTCCGCCGTGGTGGAAGGGGGAAAGACCACCACGGACGGAAACACGGAGATCATATCAGGTGGCAGCGCAGTCGCCAAGCGGATATCGTCGTAGCCCGTAGGTGGCGTCACATTGGCAGCGGAGAACCTCGCAGCGAGCGCGGTGCCGATCGCGTAGGTATCGAGCGACATTTAGACCGCCTGTGCTGCGATGCGATAGGCGCGCAGCATTTGCTCCACATCAGGGTCAAGCCGTGCGAGGAGGCGCATTTGCCCAACCTCAGGTGAACCGGCGATTCCGAATGGGGTGTTCCGGCGATTGAAGATACGACCCGACTGAATGATGGTTGCCATCTCTACGGGCTTCGGGATGCTCGGCCATCCGCGCACGCCAATGACCTTCACGCCCTTCACGATCTCAACGGGGAAGGTGTTTGCACCTTCGGTGAGTGCGGTGATCTGCGTGTACGGTCGCCCAGTCGTCGCGGCGTTGAACGGCTCCAGCGCGTAGTCGGCGGTGCCCCAAGTCGTTGAGTAGGAGCCGTTAGCGTCGCCATCTGTCGTCAACGATGAGACGGATGAGAAGTCGTCAATCGGCAGCGTGAGGTACTCGTCTGCCGTATAGTAGGCGGTGACGGTGCCTGCGCTGTAGAAGAAGCGTCCCGTATAGTCGTCAATCATTCGCGACACAGACTCGATCACGAGTTCCAACTCAGTGTCGGAGGTCGCGTCAATAATGCCGAGCGCAGTCTTGACCGCAGAGCCGGTCGTGTAGCCGTTCGTGATTGCCATCAGGTCTCCTTGATCGGTTGGACGCGCTTGAGCGCATCAGGGTCGCCAGCATCTTGCCATCCGCTGATCACGAGTTCCGTGAGCGGCTGATGTGGAGCGTATGACCTCAGCACATTCGCCATATGGACTTCAGATGTTGAGGCGAGTTTGAGGTCATAGCAGACATCGTTCAACAGTTCGCGATTCGTGAAGCGGTAGATTCCGCAGCACACTAGCACCTCTGGCACGCCGCGCGTCCAGCCTCCGGCACTGTGTTCGTAGTAGTCCCAGATTCGCCACGGCGCGGGTGCCACGCCTACCCAGTCGCCTTCCTGCTTGGGCACCTGCGGTAGCAGGGTATCGGCAAAGAGCACCGTGAGCGGCCCATCCACGAGGCTCGTAGAGGCACTCAGGAGCGCCCCAGACGGGCCGTCTGCCTCATCGTGGGGGATCACCCCAGTCAGCCAGGTCGCGGCGCTCAGAACCGCCTGTGCGTCTGCCGAGCGCACCACCGCATAGGTGGGCTGCCCAGCCGCCGCTCGGCGATGCCACTCGTGCACGGGTTGCCCCGCAGCCTCGACGAGCAGTTTGTTGGCGCCGCCGAGTCGTGTGGACTTTCCAGCGGCGAGGATGATGATCACGGTCGGCTTTCGTGCGCGTGTGACTCAGAGAGGTCGTAGTGCCAAGTCGGACGCTCGATGCAGGTGAAGCGGGCGCCTACCTGATGCGCGGCCACCCAGAACAGCCAGTCGTAGCCCTTGACCGGCTTGAAGCCGCCAAGTTCTACGAACAGACCTGCCCGCACGATCGCATTGTGGCTGACGATGGAGGTCGTCTTGAGCAGTTCCGCATTGAACGGCTGGTTGTAGCCAAGCCACGGATTCTCACCGCTAACATCGCACCACGAGTAGGCGACATCGCAGTGACTCGTCTCTGCAGCCTCAACGAGCGAGGCGAGGTGATCGGGATAGAAGTAGTCATCGTCGTCTAGGATCGCGATCCACTTGCTCTCAACCGCGAAGCCGAGATCAGTTTTCATCGCCGCCCCACCGCGTCGGGCATAGTCAACACCGATCAGGTGTGCGTCTGGCCGTAGCGTCTGGCGCCGCACGGAGGTCACTGCACGCTCTAGAAACTTCTCGCGATCAGGCAGTGTCGCCGTGATGACGGAGACGCTCATTTGCGCTTCGCGGCTCGCCGCTGTTCGCGGTTGAGTCCGCCCGCCTTTGGCAACTCGCTCTCAATCTGCTTCAGGATCGGGCGCCAGTGATCCGCGTATACGCGCTCTGTCGTATATCCGGCAGCGAAGTCAATCGCTGCGGCGCGCGCAGAATCTCGCTTCTCCGTATCCTGCTTGAGTTCGTAGGACTGCACGAGAGCATCCTCGATCTCCTTGATATTCGGCACCATCCACCAGCCGCCCTGCAGCGGGTCGTACTCTGGCTGACCGTTCACCTTCCATCCAGCGCCTACCAGTTCAGGCTGCGCCGTCCAGTTCGTGACGATGATCGGGATGCCGCACGCTTGCGCTTCAATGGCTGGAACGCCGAACCCTTCGCCGCGTGAGGTCATAAGCAGCACATCGGATGCAGAGTAGGCTCGCGCTACGACCTCGGCAGAGAG